TGATGGTTGAGGCTCGCCTTGCCATTTTCGACGGAAACGGAACGGACTTTGAAAAGTCCAAGTACGAGTCCGACCCCGCTCGTCTCTTCATTAAGCGTGAAGCCCACTCTGTGAGCAAGATCGCGGACCGCCGTTGGCGGCTCATTTGGGGAGTGTCTTTGATTGATCGAATCATCGACATGATGTTGTATTTGGGTGTCATCGACGCCACCATCGAGAATTGTGATGCCTCGCCTATCAAGGTTGGGATGAACTTCAAGAAGGGTGGTGTGGACAAACTGGTGCGCGAGAAACATCACATCTTTGGGCCGTCAGTTCGATGGAGCTCATATGATGCGAAACAGTTCGACTTCACGGTTCCCGCATGGGCGCTGTGGGCCGTGAGACAGCTCAATGAGCAACTGTGTAACTACGCATGAGGCCCAGTTTGAGCGCTGGAAGTTCCTTTCGGAACATCGCGCGATGGCCTCCGACTACGGCAGTTTTGTGTTTAGTGATGGTACCCATTGTCGTAAAACAATTGCTGGAATGATGACCAGCGGTAAGTTGACGACGATCGATTCGAACAGTAAAATACTCTGTTTGTATCGCGTGCTCTATGATATCTCACGGCATGAGCCTTCCAATGCGGATGAGCTCGTTGCCATGGGTGATGATTCAGTGCAGCACGGGGTGGTTCCGGAGGATTTTTGTTTTTACCTTAAGACAGAGCTGGGTGTGACTTTCACCATTGAGTCAATGCTCGGCCTCTTTGAGGATCAGAACTTCTGTTCCATGGACTTCAAGCTTATTGAGGGCTCCTTTGTTGGGGTCCCACGCAACTGGTCCAAAACTATCTACGCACTCTGCCACCCGGAGAAGAAGAAGTTGGCGACTCTTGGGAATGCTCTTATGAGCGTTTGCCTCGAGTACGCTTTCCATCCAAACTTCCGGGTATTGCATCACGCGCTGGCCACCTACTTCCCGCAGCTTAATCGCAGCGTGTCGTGGTTTAAGTCGGTGCATACAGGCTTTGAGTAATGGGGTGGCTCCTGATGACGCGGCGTTTCTCCGCCGTAATTCTGCCGTCTCTCTCAATTTGTCATAATGTCTGGAATTAAGAAACTAGTTGGTCAAGTGGGCCAGGCGCTCGGTGGTCTCGCTGCCGGAAAGGGCAAAAAGAAAACCGTACCGCAAAACCCCCCCCGTCGGTCGAAGGTGACGCCTGCATTGAGGATGACTGACAATCGGTCTACTCTCACTCGCGCCCCCGTCGCCTTCGGGGTCCAACGTCGCTCAACTGTCCAGCATACCCCCTTCATCGTTCGCGGCAAAACATTTGCATTCACAATTGAACAGGCCATTACCACCGGCCTTACTACATTGAAGACTGCCACCGGCGTCT